CGCCATGCCAAGCAAATGATATAGGTGACCCGTGACAACAAAACAATCACTGTATACTGGCGCTTTGACCGCATTGGGCGATTACAACATCAGCCTCACGGAGAACTCGACGGCTCGCCGGGTTCTCGACAACGTGTACGATCAGGTGGTCGCCGAATGCCTGAAACGCGGTTCTTGGAACTTCGCCATGGAAAGCGTCAAGCTTGTTGCCGACACGGGCGTCGAGCCGAACTTCGGCGACAGCGAGATCTTTGCCAAGCCGACCGACTTCGTTCGCCTCTTCGCCCTCTCCGCCGACGAGAACTTCGACCACCCCCTCCTCCAGTACGTCCTCGAACAGGACTACATCGCAGCCCCCGTCACCCCCATCTACATGCGTTACGTTTCCGACGACACGGGCATGGGTCTGGAACTGTCGCGCTGGACGCCAGACTTCCGCCGCTACGTGGAACTGGAACTGGCCGCTCGCGTCTGCTTCCGGCTGACACAGGACAAGACCCTCGCCGACAGGGTCGACAAGCTTCGCGACAAGGCGAGGAAGGAGGCGCTTTCCAACGACGCCATGGACGAGGCCTCGGCCAAGTTCAAGCCGGAAGGTTTCTGGAACGCTGCGAGGCGAGGCAGGAACAGAGGCGACCGTGGTCGCACAGACAAGCTGATCGGGTAAGCCATGCCCCAGATGAACGCCCCCTTCATAGCTTTTAACAGGGGCCTGATCGATCCTATCGCGCTGGCGCGCACCGACATCGACCGCACCCGCCTGTCCGCATCTATCATGGACAACTGGATCCCCAAGACGCAAGGCGCGATGATCCTGCGTCCGGGCACCAAGTACCTCGGCAGCACCTACGCGGACACCGGGGCGATCCTGATGGAATTCGTGGCGGCGACGGACGAGACCGCGATCATCGAGGTGACGGATGAGAAGATCCGCGTCTGGGACAGCGGCTCGGACCTGATCGGCTACCCGCCAGTCGATACCACGCTGACGCTGGATGACACCGGATGGTATACCGACAATATCGGGGGGGCGAGCACTTCTCCGCCCGAAGATCTCATACCGACGATGACTGCAGCAACGACGGCAGGCGTCACCATCACCGCGTCATCTGAGGACGTAAGTACAGGTTTCCCTGTTTGGCAAGTTGGTGATGACAAGAACAGCACGTTTTGGAGAGATACGGGATCAGGCGGATCCGCGATGCCAAGCTGGATCAATGTCAGCTTTTCCGACGTCCAGCCAGTCGCTGCCTACTCGATCAGGGCGGGAAACGCTTCAGGCTATCTTGACAACGCGCCGCGTCACTGGCGCATGCTCTATGCCGACTACGATACCGGGACATATGCAACCGATACAGGCAAGTGGACGCTTGCCGATGAACAGGCAAACCAGACCAACTGGAGCGTCAGCCAGAAGCGCACCTTCAATAACGACACGGGCCTGACCGGGCCCGCCAAAAACTGGCGTCTCCTCGTCACCAACAACAACGGCGATACGGAAGTCATCATCGCTGAACTGCAACTTCTCTCTACAACGGACACGGGGCAGGTCAAGTTCACCACGTCCGGAATGAAGCTGAACGCAGGTTCGCGCGGTGCCCTTGCCCGCGCAAGGAAGAGGGTGGTCGTTTCCGATACGGGGACGGAACACACGCTCGACATTAATGTCTCACAGGGGCCCGTGACCATTCGGGTAGGTACCGAGGAGGGGGATGACGACATCATTTCGGAGACCCCGCTGGGAACGGGGTAACATCGCCTCGCCTTCACACCGGACCAGACATATTTTCATGTCACCATGCAGAGCGATGCGGAAGTAAACAGGGTGGTCTCAACCCTGCAGATAGGTGACAGCGGGACACTGGAACTGATGGCCCCGTGGGCAAACGCGGACCTTTCCTCCATTCGCTACTCCCAGTCTGCCGATGTGGTGTTCGCCACGGCTGAAGGATATCAGCAGCGCAAGATCGAAAGAAGGGGGACCGGGCGCTCTTGGTCAATCGTCAGGCTGGAGCCTGACGATGGTCCGTTCATCCCCGGAAGGACTGCGAGGGCGCGGCTGAAGGTCAGCGACTACCGCGGCAACACGACGATGTTGAGCGACATCCCGTTCTTCAGGCAAGAGAACGTCGGGTCGCTGTTCCGCCTGACGCACGAGGGTCAGGACGGCGAGTGGTATCTCGGCGCGGACGAGGCGGCGACGGATGTCATCACGGTTACAGGCATCTCGGACACAGGCACACCGACACCGCGCAACGAACGGCGCATCGTCTTCACCATCTCCGGCACCTACTCGGGGAACATCCAGATCGAAAGGTCATTCGACAGCCCTGATTACGGCTTCAAGAGGGTCACGCCCAATTACGTGACCACCGGACAAAACGCCGATACAGGTACCTTCTCCTGCACCGTCGATGATGGTGACGACAATGTCACCGTATTCTACCGGGCACGCATGAATACATATACATCTGGCGCTGCCTTCGTTCAGGTCGACTATGACAATGGCAATGTAACAGGCATTGCAAGGGTAACGTCGTTCTCGGACAGCAAGGAGGTCGACGTGGAGGTGCTGCGGCAATTCTCGCAGACCGCCTACACCGACCAGTGGGAAGAGGGCTCATGGTCAGCGAGACGGGGATACCCGACCTGCGTTTCGCTCCATGAAGGCAGGCTGATATTCGCCGGTAGTTCCTCTCTGTGGGGGTCGGTCTCCGATGACTACGAGAATTTTGCCGACCTGACAGAGGGTGACGCCGCGCCCCTCTACAAAATCCTCGGAGAAGGCCCGGTCGACAATATCTACTACCTCGTTTCCCTGCTGCGCCTCGTCATGGGCACCGCAGGTCGCGAGATCTCGGTCAAGTCGTCGTCCCTCGACGAGCCTCTCACGCCATCCAATTCTTCTGCCAAGCCATTCTCGACGCAGGGGTCTGCAGATATCAGGGCTCTCGCCATGGATGACCACATGGTGTTCGTCCAGAGATCGAAGCAGCGGGTCTTCAATGTCGGCTTCGGCGGCAATCAGGCCTCCGCGATTTCCGACTACTCGTCGCGCGAGATGACGGTGCTGGTACCGACATTGCTGAGATCGGGTATCCGCTCTGTCGCCATCCAGCGCCAGCCTGACACGCGCCTTCACTGCGTGCTCGAGGACGGTTCGGTGGCGATAATGACATACGAACCCGGCGAGGAAGTGCTTGCTTGGTCGAAGTGGTCGACCGATACAGGCACAAGCAGCAAGGTAATAGAGGCGGCGGTTCTTCCCGGCATCGAGGAGGACAAGGTGTTCTACCTCATCGAGAGGACCATCAATGGCGTTAAGCGCCGCTTCATCGAAAAGTGGGCCAAGGAGAGCGAATGCTGGGGCGACACCGGCCTGTCGTGGCTGGCGGACTGCGCCGTCTCCTACACCGACACCGGGGCGAAGACGGTCATTGATGCGTTCGCTCCTCACCTTGCAGGTCAGGACATCGTTCTGTGGGGCAACGACACAGGCCAGAATAACGACTACGGGAGGGATTTGACCTTTGACACGGGGTCCGATCAGGTGCTGTTTACACTCGATACGGGTGGCGACCTGACGATTACGGACAGCGGCGTCAAGCATCTCGTCGGTGGCCTCCCCTACAAGGCGAACTACAGGTCTTCGAAACTGGCCTACGCCGCGGCGGCAGGAACGGCATTGATGCAGATGAAGCGTGTCGACAGGCTGGCCTTCATGCTGCACAAGACGCACAATCTCGGCATCTACTATGGCAATGACACCGGGCAGCTTGACCCAATGCCGCGCCAGATTGAAGACGGCTCCGTCGTCGACAAGGACAGGATCTACCAGAACCTCGACAAGCTTTCGATGCCTTTCCCCGGCCTGTGGGAGGAGGACAGCCGCATTGCGCTTCAGGCAAAGGCACCGCGACCAGTGACAGTTGTCGCCTTTGTCCCGTCAATCTCGACCAACGACAAGATCTGAAATGTACAAGACATACGGTGAAGGCATCGTCATCAGGGATGCCAAGCGCGAAGACATGGACGCCTTCCACGGGGTGGACAGGCCAAGTGATCCGACGATCAGGGCGTGGGTCGGGGAGAAAGATGGCGAGGTCATGGTCATAGGGGGGTTGGCGCGCGGGCCGGATGCCCGCTGGTTTGCGTTTTTCGATATCACCGAGAAGGGATCGTTTGCACGCGAGCACCAGATCCTGATTGGCCGTTTCGCAAGGCAGTTCGTGTCCCAGTTCGATCGCCTTGGCCACAAGTATATCTACGCCACGGTCGACCAGAGCGAGGAGAACGCTGTGAACTGGATGGAAAGGCTCGGTTTCCACCTCGACCCGAGGACGCAGAAACTGATGCGCTGGAAGAAAGGAGAAAGCTGATGGCACCGCTTTTTGGTTTGTTTGGCATCGGCGGAGCGGGTGGAGGGATCGGTATTGGGGGCATCGGTTCGCTCATCAGTGGCGCAACAAGTCTGATCGGTGCGTCA